TCAAACGATGCAAACGTGTCTTGGATGGATCCTCGACTGCGCCACAAGGCCGCTGCATACATCAGCGTTCCAAGCGTGCAATCGCCACCCGGACTAGTTCCAAGTTGATCCACATACCCCGCCTCGTAACGTCGCCTAAACGCAAAAGTGTTCGAAGCGGAAACTGCTTGTGTGACCAGCGTGTAATCATCCGATGGGTTGGTGATACTGATGCCAAGATAAGTGACCAGTTGCGCTGCGGTGATCCAAGTGCAAACGTTCGGGGTCCAAGTGAGTGTGCCTGTTGCTGGCTGACGTGTTACATCGTCGGCGGTCAGCTGAAAACAAACTTGGTTTGCAAGCGGTACAAACGGATCGTAAACAAGATCGCCATATTGATCGACGTTGATTAACTGATATTGAGGCAACGCATAAATCGTGTGCGTACCATCAAAAGTTTCATCAACGCCATCAACATCTATGGCCCAACCGATTTCTAGTTCTGCTGAGGTCAGCAATTCTAGAACTGCAAAGTTATCAATCAGATATTTTTGTTTGACCGTGTAGGTGGCCATTAGCGGCTCCTAACCGGTTGTGTTAGTCGATTTTGACGAACTTGGTGTTGTCAATCATCAAGGTTGCGAGATAGCCGCGGAAGGCGATCGTGCGTGACAACTGTGATGGGTTGTCGATGCTGATTGCGCCCTTAGCCTGCTCGAATACTTCGAATCCATCCGAGTTACCAACATAAGCCTGATATGGGCTGAGGTTGCGATCAACTACGAGACGCAAACCAAATGCTGATGATTCAACTGATGCTGGATTCATTGATCCAAATGCGTTCATTGGTCCAACTTGTGGGAAAAGTGGTCGGCCCGCGTCATCGACGAGTTGGCCCAAATTTCCGTAAGCGGCGGTTCCAACCATCAACACGTTTGGAAGGTTTCCGTTTGAGTTGTTGAGGATTTGAACTGCTGAGTTGTAAACAAACTGTACCCAATCGGCGGCTGATGTTTGATCTGCCAATGGTTCGTCTTGTGTTACGCCAGATTCAAACTGGGCGCAAGCATAAGCGTCGGTTTGATTCGCATAAATGCGGCCCATGTCGTCAAGCATCAAACCCAAAACTTCAGGCTGTGACCAGTCGATTGAGGCTTCCGAAACTTCAACGTATCCACCGAAAATTTGCTTGGTTACTTGCTCATCGGAAACAACAAATGTTCCTGCGGTGATTGTGGTGTTCTGTGTTTCAGGTCCACCAATTGAAGTATGCGTTGTTACCTTTGGTCGAATGAAAACTTTGCCGCCTTGTGGCATTGCTTTTGGTCCGACTGCATCAATAAGAGGGCGCAACCCGCGGAAATTGTTATATACAGGTTGCACGATCGGCAACGGCAAGATGCCATCAAGATCGCCAGTAACTACATCGGGCGCTGCGGCGCGAATCTTTGCGTGAAGTTCAGCGCCATCTCCGCGCATAACTGCCGAAATATATTCGGCTGCGGAAGGCATTTTGAATTCTTTGCGTGGTTGTGCATAGAGTGCCTGCAATGGTGCGGCCTCAATGATTGCTGGTGTTTCTACTGCTTCGCTCATAGGTTCTTGCTCCTGTTCTGAGATTTCTGTTTCTACATTATCAACTTGTACTGGTTCGGGGTGGATACTCTCAGGCTCGCTGGCGGCCACGTCGAGGATTGGTGCATCAAACGCGCCATGAGGAACCATCGATAGTTCCATCCAGCGGGCGGCGGTAATAACCATCACTCCGTTTTTGTCATAAGAAAATTTGACTGGTTCAACGCCAACCGAGACTGAACTGAGCGCGCCATCGGCCGCTAAAACGAGTGCCTCGGATCCCATGACGGTTTCGCTGATCTTGGCTTGGAACATCATTCCCTCGTTTGGGATTTCCTGTCGTGCCGTGACCGTGCCGATCACTTTGCTGGAATCGTGATAGAGGAAAAGTTTTGGGTTTGGGCCATCGGTTGGAAGCGATCCGGGTGCGAACATGACGCGGGTACCGTCGGAAACGGTTGCCTCGGTGTTGTATCGGACCGCAATTCCGCTGATCGTGCGTCGAGGCTGATCGCCAGCCGCCGCATCAATGGTGAATTCGCCTGCATTAAATTTAATCATGATCGGATCCTAACTATTATCGTTTGCCATAGGTGGAATACCGTTTGGGGTCATTTCGCCCGGCATGGTTTCAGCTGGTTCCTCCATGTCGCCACCCATATAATCGGCGCTTAGGAAATCATCAACATCCCATTTCACAAATGTTCCGTTTGGTAGAACGTTGTTTGAACTGAGCGTTTCAGCGATGCAATCGGCAAGTGGTTTGCACCCGTAAGTCCAGAGATCAAGGCGTGATTGTTGTGCTGATTGGTATGAGTACGCGCCGACTGCAACGGACAAAAGGTATGGAGGTACGCCCAAAGTACGGCCGAGGTCGCGCGCTGAATAATCGGCTGATTCAATCAACATCATTTTGTCAGGGGTTGCGTTTGACGGTTCGTAATCCAAATACTGGTTTAATGCTGCCGTTTGGTTTGTCGAGCGCGCCAAATTGAACTGGCTTGCCAAATCGCTAAGTTCCTGAGCCGACAATGGTTCCGAACCTTCACGTTGTTTCAGGATTCCAGCTGGAATTGCTGACGAAGCGTTTCTCATGCGCGCATCCTCAATGCGTAACGCGGTCATGATTGCGCGACGACCAACCGAATTTAATGATTGGTTTGGTGAAATAAATTGGATCACATCGCGCGTTGGCAACTGCATCCCGTTCAAATAAATCTGATTTGACGGACCGAACCACAACGGACCTGCCTGATCGAGTGTGGAAATCATCGAGGCAGGAACGCGGGTCATAACCGAAGGAAAGCCGTCAGCCGTGCGCTCCTGAACGACGAGGAAGGCACGACCGTTAAAAATTAAATCATCGACCAACCATGAAAACGTAAAATTGTTGCTGATCGCTGGATCCAAACGACGCAACCATGAGCGAGGCGCAAGAGGCACTTCCTCCATGTCGTCGCCATTCCACATTTCGCGGTACATTTCCAATTGAAGGCCAGCGATAGCACCACAAATCAGATCGCGACCGCGCGCAATAGTTGGGATTGACATAGCCAATTCCCGTGCTGTGGAATCGGTGTACGCAATGAAATTTCCGACCTGTGACATTCCAGTTCCCGAACCGCCAACGGCTGCTTGGATCGGCGTTTCAGGGATCGACATTGCCGCTTTAGGTTTGTTGAATAATGCCATGGTTCAAGTGTTACACATTCTGCCGAAATTAGGTGGCAACCACCCGGCCTTTTCCGATCCCGACGAAAGGCTAGGCGCACGGGTGGTCGCCAACGGAATCATAGTCAGCGAATCATTACAAAGCCGGGTTTTCCTGTGACCTTGGCGCGTGATTCAAGTGATGCGGCCCAAACCATGCAACGCGCTAATTCGATAGGTCCGGGTGAACGTTGCGAACTTAACGCAATCGAATTTTCGGATCTGACGGCAACGGCGCGCTGGCAATGTTCGGCAAGTTGGTTTGAACCGTCATGGACCAATCGACCCTCGTTGATTAGGCCACGGCAAACGGGGGTCATTTTTAATAGTTCGCCATAACCGACCACAACTTTTCGGTTCATTAATCGGGTTGGCCAATGAATTTCAATGGATGGTGTAATCGCAAATTTGATGTTCGGATTTGTTGCCAAACGCTCAACTTCGGCCATTGTTTGTGACCATGATTCGCAGACAAACTCGACGGTTACCGCGACGCGCTGATCTTGCAGCTGGATTGACCGCACCCCGAAATAGCGTGAATCGTCAAGGCTGGTTTCAATGGCAACGGTTCCGCCATCAGGAATTTCGCTGTCATATTTGAGCGCTGGCCAAACACCCGGCGCAATCCACGATCGATCCGAGGCCACCCAAAGATTGCATGATGCGCGCAAGAATTGCGCTCGATCAGGGTTTTCAGATTCGGCTTGGATCACATCCATACTCAACGTGTGACCCAACGCTGGGTTTCCATACGCCCATGCGGCGGGGGTCATTGGATCCAGTTCAGGCGGCGGGGACCATTCGCACATATGAAAAGCGGTTGGTTTGCCTTGGTCAATTGCGCGCAACCCTTGCTCACGCCAACGCAACATCGCTGTTGATGCCTCAGTCCCAGCGGTACTCCACATAGATAAAAGCGGGGAATGTTTAGCGCGCTGGGATGGAATCAAACCACCATCAATGGCCAGTTGAGACGTATCCCAAACCTCATCCACAACCACAAGATCGTTGGAAGTTCCGTGGCCAACTGATGGTTTTGCTGCACGAATTTTCCAAACCGTTCCATCAGGGAACCGAACCTCATTACGACCAAACGTTTTCGTTGCAATCGCGCCAAAACGGTTTACCAAGACGTGATGCAACTCGTCAAACAAACTGACCGCCAAATCAAGCCGATTCGCGCTCGAAAGCACCGATTGTTTCTTGCCACGCATTGCAGCAAAATCAGTACACCACCAGCCAACGAGACTACCTAGGGCAACTGTTTTTCCCTGTTGTCGAGCCGTTGAAGTCAGCGAAACACGATGCAACAAATCCCCATTTGCGTCATAAAGCAATTGACCGTACAAAGTGTGATACTGCCAAGGCATCAATTCAATCTGTAAATACTCCAAAGCCCAATCCCTAACAAGCGGCGCATACGATCCGACCGCATCAGGCAACCACGTTTCCAATCTCGGCTGGTCATGGCCAAGCACGGCCGGTTCCGGCTGGTTCGGGCTGGTCACGAGAGAACTGAG